ATGAAAATTTATTAGCAGAAGAACTAGAAGATGAAGAAGTTGATGAATCAGATGACGAAGAAGTTGATGAATCAGATGACGAAGAAGTTGATGAATCAGATGACGAAGAAGTTGATGAATCAGATGACGAAGAAGTTGATGAAAATTTTAATCTTGACGAATTTGAAGTAGAAGCTGATGATGACATGGAAATGGGCGGAGATCCAATGGATGACATGGAAATGGACATGGACGATGAAGAAGGTGACATGGACATGGACATGGATGCTGACATGGATAGCGACGAGCCTGTAACACAAGATGACATTAAAGATCTTGAAGCAGAATTAGCTGACCTTAAAGCCGAGTTTGAACAACTAATGGCAGGCGAAGAAGGTGACATGGACATGGGGGACGAAGAAGAAGGTGACATGGACATGGATGACGAAGAGCCAGAAGAAGAAAGTTTTGCATACGAATCACAAAAAAAAAGTAATGCAGAATTAATGCGAGAGTATGTAAACAAAATTGGTGGAAACGAATATCAGCAATTTGGAAAAATGGGTGATAACGGCGCTAATACTAAATCAGTTGTTGCTGGAAAAAATGACATGGGTGGTACAACTCAAAATATTTTAAGAGCTGATACTGAAGCTGGTGTAGAAGCTAATAAAGGTAACTTACACGGTAATCCAGTAAGTGACCAGAATAAAAAAGACATGAACACTAAAAATGTTAATGTACCTGGAGCAAAGTCTGCTACAAAAATGACTGCAGTACCAAAAGGTCATGGAGCAGAGAAAAAAGGTTCCGGTGACACCGCAGCTAACAAAAAATCAATTGTTGGCAGCAGATAAGGACTAGGAATGAATTTTTTACGAGAACATTTAACTTTTGACCAAGCACAAGTAATCGTTGAGAATGCCAACGAAGGAAAAGACTTGTATATGAAGGGAATTTGTATACAAGGTGGAGTGCGTAACGCTAATCAGCGTGTTTATCCTGTAAATGAAATTGGCAGGGCTGTCAAAACCCTCAGCGAACAGATACAAGGTGGGTACAGTGTTCTCGGAGAAGTAGATCATCCCGAAGGTCTAACAGTCAACTTGGATCGTGTAAGTCACATGATAAATGAAATGTGGATGGACGGTCCAAATGGCTACGGCAAAATGAAAATATTACCAACACCAATGGGACAACTAGTAAGAACTATGCTTGAAAGCGGTGTAAAATTAGGCGTTTCTAGTAGAGGTTCGGGTAATGTTAAAGAAGACGGAAGTGGAGAAGTAAGTGATTTTGAGATAATTACAGTTGATGTAGTTGCTCAACCAAGCGCACCTGGTGCTTATCCAACTCCAATATACGAACATCTTATGAATACACGAGGTGGTTATAAGGCATATGAATTAGCACAGGCAACTAAAGAAGATAAAAAGGCACAAAAATACTTAAAAGAATCACTGATTAACATAATCAGTAGACTCCAATAACAGGAGAGAATATATGTTGGATGCACTAAAAACTTTATTTGAAAATGATGTAGTTACAGAAGACGTGCGTCAAGAAATCGAAGAAGCATGGAACCGTAAAGTTAAAGAAAACAAACAAATGGTAACAGCTCAACTTCGAGAAGAATTTGCTCAAAAATACGAGTATGACAAAACTTTAATGGTTGAAGCAGTTGATAAAATGGTAAGTGAGCGTTTGCAACAAGAAATGGCTGAACTTGCCGAAGATCGGAAGCAACTAATTGAAGCTAAAGCAAAATATACAATTGCTATGCGTGAAAATGCAGGTGTACTTAAAACTTTTGTAGCAAATAGCTTGGCAAAAGAAGTAAAAGAACTACATGAGGATCAAAAAACAGTAGCTAACAAATTTAAAATGTTAGAAGAATTTATTGTTGATAATCTAGCAAAAGAAATAGCTGAATTCCAGACAGATAAGAATGATTTAGCTGAAACTAAAGTTAGATTAGTAAGAGAAGCAAAAACTCATTTTAACAAAATTAAAGCTACATTTGTACAAAAAAGCACTGACAAAGTATCTGGATTAGTTGAAAAAGTACTAAACAGAGAAATTGGACAGTTGAAAGAAGACATAGAAACTGCTCGTAAAAATGACTTTGGACGCAGATTATTTGAAGCGTTTAGTAGTGAATATATGAACAGTTATCTTAATGAAAAATCAGATACTGCTAGATTGTTAAAAATTGTTGGCTTGAAAGATAAGCAAGTTAATCAAGCAAAACAAGCAGTACTTGAAGCAAAGAAGATTATTGCGGAAAAAGATAAAAAATTATCTTCTATTAAAAGTTCAATTGAACGCAATAGAATTTTATCAGAACTAACAGATCCGTTAAATAAATCTCAAAAATCTATCATGTTAGACCTTTTAGAAAGTGTACAAACTGATAGATTAAGATCATCATTTGAAAGATATCTACCAGCTGTCATTGACGGCAAAACACAAGAAAAAAAGGCAGTTTTAACAGAAGGCAAAGAAATTACAGGCAATAAAGAAAATCAGACAAAAACAAATAATAGTGCAAGTGATAATGTCATCGACATTCGAAGACTTGCAGGACTTAATTAAGGAGAAATTAAATGTCAGAATTATTAGAAAGTCGCTGGCAGGATACTAGAACTGCACTTTTAGAAGGCCTCCAAGGCACTAAGAAATCGGTAATGGCTGCCACACTAGAAAACACAAGAAAATATCTTATTGAGAGTGCATCAGCTGGTGCTACATCTGCTGGAAATGTTGCTACTTTAAATAGAGTTATTTTACCAGTTATCAGACGTGTAATGCCAACAGTTATTGCTAATGAAATTGTTGGTGTACAACCAATGACTGGACCAGTTGGCCAGATCCATACACTACGTGTACGATATGCTGACACTGCACAAGGTGTTGTTGCAGGCGAAGAAGCATTGTCACCATTTAAAATTGCTCAAGGTTATTCAGGTAACAATGCAGCTGATCCAAATGGTAAAGCTGATTCAACAGCAGCACTAGAAGGTGCAGCTGGTAGAAGAATGTCAATCCAAATCTTGAAGCAAACTGTAGAAGCTAAAACACGAAAGCTCAGCGCTCGTTGGACTTTTGAAGCTGCTCAAGATGCTCAAGCACAACACGGAATTGACATTGAAGCTGAAATTATGGCAGCTTTGGCCCAAGAAATTACCGCTGAAATTGATCAAGAAGTACTTAACAGCCTTCGAACATTAGCAGGCGGTGCTGCAGAAACATTTGATCAGGCAGCAGTAAGTGGTACAGCTACATTTGTTGGTGATGAGCATGCTGCACTTGCAGTTCAGATCAACAGAGTATCAAACTTGATTGCACAGCGAACACGAAGAGGCGCTGGTAATTGGGCTGTGGTATCTCCACTTGCACTTACAATCCTTCAAAGTGCTACAACAAGTGCATTTGCACGTACTACAGAAGGAACATTTGAAGCACCAACTAATACAAAATTTGTTGGTACATTGAATAACGCTATGAAAGTATATGTTGATACATATGCAAGTGATGCTACTGATGTATTGATTGGATACAAAGGTTCAACAGAAAGTGATGCTGCTGCATTCTACTGCCCATACATTCCGTTGATGAGCAGTGGTGTTGTACTTGATCCAGCTACATTTGAGCCAGTCGTGAGCTTTATGACACGATATGGTTATGTAGAACTTACAAATACAGCATCATCTCTTGGTAACGCTGCTGATTATTTAGGAAAAGTAGCAATTACTAATGGTAATGTAAGCTTCAGCTAATTATATCTAAGTTAGATATATAATATTAAAAGCTCTATAAATATTTTTATAGAGCTTTTTTTTTGGAGAAAAAACCATGGCGTATACAGATGCAGTACTAGAACATTATAATAATCCTAAGAATGTTGGCAGTTTAGACAAATCCGCAGCGGATGTTGGTACAGGCCTAGTTGGTGCACCGGAATGCGGTGACGTTATGAAATTACAAATTCGTGTAGAAGATGAACGTATTGTTGATGCAAAGTTCAAGACGTTTGGGTGTGGCAGTGCGATTGCAAGTAGTAGTTTAGCAACAGAATGGGTAAAGGGTAAAACAATAAACGAAGCTTTTGAAATTAAAAATACAGAAATAGTAGAAGAATTAGCACTACCTCCAGTAAAAATCCATTGTTCAGTTTTAGCAGAAGATGCAATTAAAGCAGCAATAAAAGATTACAGGAGTAAACAATGCACAAAAAATTAGAAACCCAAGACGAAAATGAACAAATAGGTTTAACAAATTACAAGTTTAAGGATTTACCAGATTGGGCAAAAAAAGCATGGTTAGAACAAAAACAAAACAACAACAATAGAGGATAAATACTTTAAGTGTGCCGCAGGGCGGACTTATGCTGTTCCCACAGCGTAACGGATAGAACCCGTATTTATAAGGAGAAACAAATGGGAAGACCGGTTAATAAAAGAAAAATTGGATATGGTACAGGACGTATTGCAGTAAGTCGTCACTATTTTACAAGCGGAGCAGAAGCTACAACAGCCGCTCATATCTACAAACAAAAAGGTGATAGTAAATTTTGGGTAAGACTTGATTCTGATAATGCTGATCCTACTGCTGGTGAAACATTAAAATTAGTTAATAAAGCAGGAACAGGCGGCGGAGAAGCATTAGCTCCAGGTGAATTTACAATCGACGCTAGAGGTTCAGATTCAACAATTTATCAAGTAACTAAACTAAGAAATAAAACTGTGCAAATCGAAGGTTCAGGAGCAGGAGCTGCTTTACCTAACGCAGAAAACGTTATTTACAATATTGGAATAGATGCAGATAATAGAGAAGATGCTGACGTTCCTAATGCAGTTTTAAGTGTTGAATTACCTAAACAATAATTTAATATTATTTTAAAGTGAGGCAGTTAATGCCTCACATTTTGGACAGAAATTTATGTCAAAAGTTTTAAAAGTAGAAAACGGGAATTATACCGTAAAAGTAGAATCAGGCAGAGAAATTATCCTTGACACGGCTAGAGGCGCAACTTCTGGCGGGAAACCTGCCGGAACAGTAGTTATCCGTGGAAGTTTAGAAGTTGAAGGCGCAACAACTACTGTGGAATCAACTGATACTTTTGTTCAAGATAATATTATTACACTTAATAGTGGAGAAACCGGCATTGGAATCAGTGCATTAAAAAATTATCAAAGTGGAATAGAAGTTGATAGAGGCTCAGCAGCAACTGCAAGAATAGTATTTGATGAAAATATTAATTGGACATTAGGTGGAAATAGTGGAGTTGGTACATGGAAATTAGAAAACACTGCTGATGGATTAATTCCGTTGCACACCAACGGTATTAAAGCCGACGGAACACTATTTGTTGACGTAGGTAACGGTGTAATCAGCGTAACTAATACAAATGATTATGAAAAGAAAGTTTTTACATATAATAATTCAGGAGTAATTGAAGAAGCATTTGCAGGTGCCGGTGTTATTGTAGACGATGATCATATTCCAAACGCAAAAGCTATACAAGATTTTTTCATTTATTCATTAAATTCATTAGGAACAAGTATTATTACAGATTTTGATACTGTGGTTGCAGCTAGAGATATTGATACAACCGGTAATGAAAGTCAGGTGAATATCAGAGTTGATAATTTGCCAACAGCAAATTTTTATACTGATAGAGTTGAATTTGAGAGTATTGGATTTTTAAAAAACAAAATAACATTACTAGATAGTAACGAAGATTTGATTATAGATGCACCAGGAACAGGAAATGTTGTAATAAGAGATACTCTTCAGTTAACAGAAACTCCTGGAGTAGATGATGTATTATTAGATCCAACAGTTCCTAGTGATGGCGTAAAATTGTATGCAAAAACAGAATATACTGGTAATACAGGAATATATTTTGTAAATAAAAGTAATACTCGAGATGAACTAATAAGTAAGAACAGGGCTGTTGTATACAGCATGATTTTTTAAGGAATAATTGATGGCAATTACAAATGCACAACTACAAGCAACACAACAAACCCTATTACTAGTACCGTCTGAAAAAACCTATGCTATCACAAATATACTAGTGTGTAATAATAGTCTAACTGATGAAGCTACCTTTGACATACATTTTGTACCTCCTGGTGATCCTGTTAGTAATAGCGTAACTAGAATTATTAATAATTTAACTTTACCTGCAACTGAAACTTTTACTTTTGATAGCGAAAGGATAATCTTAGAAGCAGGTGACAGGGTTGTATTTGTTGCAGAGCCTGATATCGGCGGTGGTCTTACAAATTTAAGTGCTACTATTAGTTACATGGAGTTGTAATGCGTTTAATAAAAGCACAAACAACAAATCTTCGTAGCATTAAAGGTACAGGTGTTAAACATGATATAACCGATAATACGGTTATTGACACTACGAAAGCAATGCTTGTAGCAAAAGGAACAACTGCTGAAAGACCAGTTACTCCTATTAATGGTTATTTGCGTTATAATACTGATGTTAATGAATTTGAATTTTATCAAAATTCTGCATGGAGGAAAGTTAGATAT